CCATATCGGCCTTTAATTCATTGTACGCCAACATTTGATGCAACTTGACATCCTTCAACTCCGTGGGTACAATGATGGTTTTTGTTTCAATCATATACCCATAAAACGCCAAAAATGGCGATTGTTTATACTAACCTTTCGTGAAGGATCGTGTGAACCTGGGCGTGATACCTTTGCATCTCCTTATCGGTTACCAAAATGTCCGTAAATTCCCGAACCGATGAAATAATGGTGGAATGGTCAAGGTGTGAAATGTTGCCAATCTCCATGAATGTCATGTTCAATCTTTTTCGGCAAATGTGGTTGAACATATGTCGGGCATACATTGGTTTGCGCTTCCTTGACTTGGTGATAATTTGGTCGGGTGTCATGTCCATCACTTCACAAATAACCCGTAACACTTCACCCCATGTGGTTGGGTTATCGTTGATGTCCGTTTTGGGTTTGACAATTTCTTGTTTCAGCAACCGAACTTCGCGGTCATGGGCCATCTTGTTTTCAACTACCAACAATCGCAGTCGTTTTATTTCTTGTTTTAAGTTGTGTATTTCTTGGTAATGGCTTGTCATATCAAACGCAAATATACAAAATCCACACGAAATAAACAATTAACGAATATCGTAGTTTCCGTAATTGGATTTGATTCCAAGTGCCATCATCTCATGATAACGCCATGAATCAATCCCGTGATCCGTTCCAATTGGTGTGTTCATCGTTCGCCCCTGGGCATCCGTATCCCAACAATAATTCCGTAATTCCTTGATTAGGTTTGTGGATGTGGATGTAACCAAATACGATTGGGATTGCATGATTTGGATTCCGTAGTTGATTGAATCTTTGCCCTTGGTTACGCCCTTGATTCTTATTCCATACCTCCGTATCTCATCAATTGATTTTGGTTCGGCTGAATCCGCATAAACGGGTACATGGTTGGGCAATGCCCTTGCAATGTCCGAATTAAGCATTCCCGTGCGGTATGCGACTTCATCAACTATTCGTTGACCATTGTATTCATAAACGGCAACAATCGCCGTAGGATCGTTTGTATAACCGAAATCCACACCACAACCAACCAACCTTGCATCCTCTGGTATTTTGTCGATGGTTTGCCAATTTGAAAAGATAACCCCTTGTAGGTTTCCAATCTCACCAAGCCCATATACCCGCCACCAATTGGCCCAATAATTGGATGTTTCCGCCCTATCCCGTGCCTTTTCAATTTCGTTTACAATTGATTTGTCCAACGCTTCGTTATCCTTGTAAGTGAGAATTATCATTTCGGAATCTTCATCACCTATCAACTCCGAATCCACCCAAAATTCACTTACTGGGTTGTAATCAAGATAAATAAACTTCCGTGTACGAATAGAAAGTTGATAATAGGATTCCCAATCTATGTTGTTGCACTCGTTTACGAATAACACATCACGCCTTGCACCCCTCAACTTTTGTGGTTGGTCTGCGGAAAAGAATTCAATGTATGAATCGTTTGAAAAGGTGTATGTCAATGATGACTTGTTCCATTTGTTGGCATCGTACATTCCAACCATGTCCATAATTTTAAGGAAATCACGGATGGCACCCCTTCGCAAATGCGGGATGGTTTCCGATACAACAGATATTTCACACTTCGGGTTTTGCACCGCGTATGTGATAAGCATTGGAATAATGCTGAATGTTTTAGAATTATCACCCCCACCACCGAAGCAATGGGGGTTAAACAGAGGAAGATGTACCACCGCGAACGATGCGCACACGCTTCCTCAATTTACTTATCTTGACCTGGGCTGTTGTCTGTTGTAACATCTAAATTTATTCCGTTAAATATGGGCTTTTCTGTGGTAACATCAATTTGTTGGGTGGGCATACCAAATCCCGAATCCATCAATTGTTTGTACGCACCAACATCACCTTTCCTTGCCTTGTGTATCATTGCAAGGGTTATCAAATCTTCTTGTGATAGTTTCTCCAATTCACCCGTGATGGGGTTTTTGCTTTCTTGCATTACCTCCAACCACTTCCGTGCGATGGTGCTTCGGTTCTTGCTTCCCTTTGGTCTGCCATTGGGATTGCCACTCTCCCCAGGTTGGAACGGAATCAAATCTTCTTTGCTCATTCTGTTTTTGTTCTGTTTTAATCGTTTGGCAAAATAGGAATCGGCATCCACATATATGGTGCATTGATTGGTGAGTCATCTGTTGACAAATACCATTGCCCGTCTAAAATATAGGCAACCTCTTTGGTGTCAATTAATACCCACACTTGGTCATGTGGTATGGTGTCGCGGGTTTCTCTCCATGCTTTCATAGTTCAACTCCGTTTCTTTTAATTTTAATTGTTGGGTCTAACTTTTTCATTCTGTCAATAATGACTTGGCAATACTTTGGGTCAAGTTCCATTCCGTAGCATTTGCGTTTAAGTTGGTGTGATGCAACCATCGTTGCTCCACTTCCTAAAAAATAATCCCCAATCACATTTGCTTTTTCAGCAAATCTTTTAATTGACCAATCTATTAATTCAACTGGTTTTTGCGTTGGGTGTACACGGTTAGTTTTCTCGGATGCCTTTGTAAATTGCCTTACAACACTCCTTGCGTTTGTCCACGCCAATTCACAGTCTGTTTGGTCACTTTCGCCATTGTTTTTATCCCACACAATCCAACATTCAGAATCTGGCAGACAACTTGAATAGTAATTTGCACCCCACCAAATATGTATTGCATCGGGATACATTGAATAGATTAAATTAAACGAATCTTTAGCAGCGTTTGTGTCCGAATCTCCCATGATGTCTGTGCCGTACTTTTTCTTTAATACACCACTTTTACTAACTGCATTCATTCCATACGGAGGGTCAGTAAAAACCATGTCTACCTTTTGTCCATCCATCAATTTTGCAATCGCATCACTGTCCGTGGAATCACCACACAACAAACGATGCTCACCAATCTCAAATAAATCACCCAACACAATATCCGTTTCAATGGTTTCGGGTTCTTGAAAATCATCTTCCTCTGCTTCCAATTCGTGTTTCATATTTGGAACCTCTAAACCCCAATCGTTCAAGTCCTCCAATTCAAAGTTGTTTGCTAACTCATCCCAATCCCATTGACCCGTGTTTGCGTTTAATCTGATGTTTAATTCCTTTTCATCTTCCTCTGACAAATCCACAATTACACATTCAATTTCAGTGTAACCTAATTTTTGCAACTCCCTTACCCTAAAATGTCCACCAACAATGTACCCCGTTTGCTTGTTGTAAATAATTGGCTCAACAACTCCGAATTTTTTAAGGGATTGTTTTAACTGTGATTCTTGTTTTTCCGTTGATTCCCGTGGGTTATACGGGGCGGGTGTCAATTCCGATATTTTTTTTATTTCTATTATCATAATGCTATACTAAATATATGTTCCCATTTGTTTAACCAATCAATTCTATTTTGCTTTATTGCAAATTCTTCCAATGTGTTTTGGCGTTTTTTTGAATTACAACTTTTACAACTGTAAACTAAATTAAAAACATCGTTATCACCTCCTTTGGATATTGGTGTTAAATGTTCAATCGCTTTGTAATCTGTCAAATCACATTCGCAAAAGAAACATTTATTTTTTTGAACCATTAACATTCTATGTAAAAAAGTAATCGGCATTTCTTTTTTCAATCCTCTTTTGCGTTTGTAAAAATGGGATTTCATTCTAATGGTTTCAGTCGCTTTCCCACCTTTCCAATTATACAGATTTTCACCTTTACATTTTATTGAACTTTTACGCCCAACACTCAATGCTTGTTTCCATTCTTCGTTCAATGGTTTGTTTAATCTTGCTTCACTTTGACATTTTCTTGAACAATAAATTCTATTTTTCAAACTTGCCGAATGTTTGTTTTCAATGACCTGGTTACAAAGTTTACATTTTATTTCCATTTTTAATGTAACACCATAGCATTTGCTCGAACAATACTTTGGCTCTCTTGTCTTGCACCCTTTCTTGCTTTCAAAATCATTACCACAACTTTTGCAATTGTATGTTTTCATTTGTTCATTTTTATTTGGTGTGTAATTATCAAAAAATCCATGTGTTGTTTTTGATCCCCAAATTGGATGTGGCATTTTCTGCAAAGGGCTTGTAGGTTTTCAATTTTATCGGCTTCCTTGCTTCCACCCATGCCACGG